GTGGTCCTTTGATCCATGCAGTTGCATAGAGAAAAATTCCACTTACAGCGGGTGTTGGACCGGTGACTCTGTGAAGTTTTCGCAGGTCACCAGCTGCTGATTTTCTTGGGTTGTGGTTGCTTTGATCCAGGGTGGCCGATCTTCAGGTTGCAGGCTCGGCAGGCGGCTACGAGGTACGCCGGGTCGTCGCCGGTTTGGTCCCTGCCGAGGGTGTGGTGTACCTGGTCGGCGGTTGCGGTGCAGGTTCCCCGGATCTGGAGCTGGCATCGGTGGTGGTCCCGTAGCAGGACCTGGGCGCGGATTCTCCGCCATCCTTTGGTGCTGCCACGGGACCAGTTTTTGCTCACAGCAGCTTGCCGATCACGATGAGCCAGGCGACCCAGATGATCACGATGGTCAGGGCGGCCTTGTTGAGGTGGGCTCGGAAGGTCATTGGGCCATCTCCATGACTACCTGCTGGGCTTCGTCGAAGCTGAGGTGCAAGCTGAACCACCACTCCAGCTGGGATGCGGTGCAGCTGTTGCAGTTGAGCTGGTTGACGATGGGGAACGATTCGATCTGGTCCCCGTCGTCGTAGTGGGCCCAGGCGATGACGAGCCCGATCCACAGTGCGTCGGGTTCGCTGACGACGGCCCACAAGGGGTACGGCTGGGATGTGATGACACGGTTCTGCTTCATGATCAGATTCCCTTGCTTCTATGGAACACATTGATAGGCGTCACGTGGACAAAAGCAGGCGTGGACATCGTGGACACGTGGACACGTGGACACGGCGTCTGAGTCACCCGATCCGAATTTCGCTTGGACCACCCCTGAGCTGCTCTTATATATAGAGAGGAAGAGGAGTACATACGGACTTTCAGATAGTGATTTTCGGGGTGAGTGGACATGTCCACGATGTCCACGCGTCCACGCTTGGTTAATCATGTCGCCCCACCGACGTTCGGCCCAGGGATGAACTCGGTTGTGGTCAAGTCGCCGTACCCCCCGAGCTTCACGAAGCGGGTCGCGATCCACTTGCGCTCCTTGGCAAGCTCCAGGGCGTTCTTGAACCACTTCCGGTCCCGGCTCGCCAGGGCCCTCTTGAGAACTGCTTCACTGCACCCAGCCCCTTCGGGGGCTTGGGACATGTACTTGGCCATGTACCGGGTTATCCGCTCCAGGCGCTTGTCCTCGAAGTCCTCGCGGCTTTCCATGAGTCGCTGTTCCCGGGTGGCGGCGTAGGCGTGCCGGGATTCGGCTTCGACGCGCCGCTGCGTCTCGCCCCAGGCGATCAGGTTGTCTCGGACCGCACGGGAGGTGTCCCAGACGGTGCCGGAGAGGTTCCAGTCGTCGGCGTCGACCTTGAGACGTCTGTCGAGGACCGCCAGGAGCGCGGCGACCTTGCACCGCATCAGCGGCCAGTGGGCGTCTAGTTCCGGGTCCACATGCTCTCCCCGGTTCTTAGTCACCCTGTGGCGCCACAGCGCGACCCGGATCTCGTCGGCGAACTCGATGGTTCCCTCGATTGCGCTGCCCGCGATCCAGCGGTCATCTGACAGTTGGACCGCCAGTCGCCCGGGGTGCGTCGGTGGCTCTGGGGGGAAGTCGGGGTTGGTGGCTGAGCACCACAGGAACCGTTGCGGTGTTCCGGTTGCTGCGTCGGCCAGCAGCGGCTGGGCGGTGGCCTCCTGGAGGCCCATCACCAGTCCGAGCGCGTAGCTGCGCTGCGGGATGTAGCGGGTGTTATCTGCGGTGGCGTTCGCCGATCCGATGGTGGCCCCTACCCAGGCGGACCGCAGGGTGGGGCCTACGGTCGCCCCGGAGCGTTCTAGCAGCTTCAGCAGCGTCTGGCCTTCGTCGATGGCCACGAAGGCGTTGTTGCGCACCTGGGCCCGGACCTTCTCGGTCTTCGTCTGGCCGTTGGGTTTGGTGGTTTCCACGTTGCGCAGGCCCATGTACAGCTCCGCCAGGCCCTCGCCGGTGCCGATGCTGATGCCGTCGCGGAACGAGTCGGGGTCCTGGAGGTACTGGGGTACGCCCAGCAGCGACCGGGCAGCGTCGGTGCTGGTGGATTTGCCTACACCGGATGGGCCAACGGCGGCCACGAACAGGTTCAGGGAGCCTTGTCCGAGTCCGGCGTCGAAGCGGAGTTCATGCGAGACGAGGGCCGACAGACGGGCCAGGGTGGCGCACAGGACCACATCCGCCGAGCATCCCTGCGCGTGTGCTGCCTGGCGGATGTGTTGCAGAACAGGACGGTTCCAGAATTCCGCTGGCAGGTTCAGTCCGGTAGAATCGTTGCTGGAGCTTGATTCGGGACCGGCGTTACCGCGCCGGTTCTGTGTTTCGGCCACGGGTCACCGGCCCTCGGTCGGGGCGACGAGGGTGCGCAGGAGTTCCTTCTGGGCCTCGGTGAGTTCGGGCCAGTTTTTGACGATGGTGGATATGGCGCCGGACAGCCTGCCTTTCATGGTTTCGGCGATCCGGTCTTGCGGGGACATGTTGTCCCATTTGGCTTTTGCAGCCTTGGAGCAGATTTCCGATCGTGTTAACAAAGTAAAACCAGACTTTCCGCCACCTAAGTGGCCGTAAGCCATGGTCTACTCCTCTCGCCACAAAGTATGCACGGTCGTGCGGGTTCTGTCTACCTCGGATTCACCGGATTCCCTTGTGCCCCAATGGGACCAGCACCAAGGGGCGGGGGTAAACCATACCGCCCCTTACCGAGGAGTCACCGTCACCCGCTCGTCCACGCTCAGCCAGCCGCCGTCGACCATCATGCTCTTGTTGATGCTGATGGACATCAAGACCCGGATCACGTCCCTGCGGGCGGCTAGCGGCATCTGCTCCCAACGCTGCGCCACATCCACGCCCGGATCCACTAGGCCCCGTACAGCAGGCGGAATAGCCGCACCAGACATCTTCTCCCGGGCGGCCTTCACCAGGGGCTTAAGCCGGGCCTTCAGGTCCACGAAGTCTTCCAGGTCCATCCGGTCAGCGGCCAACGCCGCCCGAGCCTCATCCAGCTTCACCGCCAGCCGGTCAATCTCGGTCCGGGCGGCCACGATCGCAGCATCTGACTCCTGACCCGCCTGACGCAGCGACGCATAGACGTCGGGCCGCGACACCAGCTGCACGACGATCGCCGTCACGTATGCGTCGAGGTCCTTGGCGACGATCGCCACGTGTCCGCACGGGGGTACATACATGCCCCGGGCCCGGGAACCGGCAACCGTCTTGCCGCAGACGCCGCAGGTGGCGATTCCCGACAGCAGCCAGGACACCCGCCCCTCCCGTCCCCGCTTGCCTTGCGCATCGACCTCGGCCCGCTTGTCCATGATCCGCTGGACGGCCCAGAACATCGGCTCGGACACGATCGGCTCCCAGCCGCCCGGCACCCACTGCCCGGCGGGGTCCTTGCGCAAGCCCACGTACGCCCTGCGGCGTCCGATGTCGCGGATGGTGGCGTTAGTCCACGCCTTGCCGGGTGCCGGGTATCCCTTGGCGGTCATCGCCGCAGCCACCGCAGAGCCAGGTACGCCGTCGGCTAGCAGCGCGAAGATCTCGCGGACCACGGCGGCGTTGTCGTCGGGGACCTGGCCGGTGACTTTCCCCCGCCGGTCCTTGGTGCGTGTGTAGCCGAACTGTTCGCGGCCCAGCGGCGTCCCAGCGTGCACAGCTCCCCGGATCCCTTTCTCCACTCGTTCCTTGATGGTCCGAATTTCGCGCCAGGACCGGCGGCCGTCGTCCAGCAGCTTGTCATAGTCGCGAGTCTTGCGAGGATCGTAAGTCTCATGCTCGCCGATGAGTCTGATCAAGATGCCTTGTTCTTCGCATCGGCGGATCAGTCGGGCCCAATCTTCTGGTTTGCGGTCGCCTCGGGATGGCTCCCATAGGCACAGCACGTCCCAAGCTCGGGTCTCGACATCGGCCAGGACCTTGTCCCAGTCGTCACGCCGCTTGATCTTTGTGTATTGCGAGGCGCCCTTGCCGTCGCCATACTCGACAATGATCTTGATTCCGGCGTCGGCGGCATCCTCGTGGCCTTCGCGGGTCTGATCTGCGATGCTCTTTTCCTGCGCCGCGCTGTTGCGGCTGTACATGCATCCGGTGAACGTGGGGAGCGTCATGGATCACACGGTAGCGCTAAGTGGGGAAAGTGGGCATTACCCACATAGGTGAACCAGGCTGATCCGGGACTACTGGGCCGGGCCCGTCACATAGGTTCCCCGGCCCTTGACCGTGTGTACCAGGCCCTCGTCCCGCAGTAGCTCGACGGCCTTGAGCGCCGTTCCCCGGGCCACCCCGAACTCCTGCTGGATGTGAAGAATGCTCGGGATCGGCCGGTTCGGGGGCAGTTCTCCGGTCTCGATCCGTTCCCGCAGAACGGCCGCCACCTGCCGATACAGGGGCTCAGGGCCGTCCGGGTCGATCATGGGACGAAGATACGCGACCAGGGATGACACCAGCCTGTCCGGGTAGTCTATGGACGTCCATAGCCGTCCAGTACTACGGTGCTGGGCAGACCGGTGACCGCGCACCCGGCCACCAGGTCGCCCTGGAACCCCCGGACGGGCTCGTCGTACGACTCAAGTCCGTCCGGGTCTAGCCCACGGAGGCAGGCGTGGACGACATACTCAGACAAACGCTGCAACGGCTGAGCCAAGACACCAAACAGCTACTGGACTGGGAAGCCGCGCGGCTGCTTGCGCTACGCCGCGAAGCTGGAATCGTCGACTCCAGCCCCGGGCTCCTAGACTGCGAAGGCCACCGTCACGACGAAGAAGATGACTAGCCGCCATCTTCTAGCTCTGCCAGCGGCTTAGGCAGCGGAGTGTCCTGCGGCAGTTTCGCCGCCAGCACCGCGACCATCCTGTGCAGTTCGGCGTTGTCGGCGAGCAGCGACGTCAGCTGCCCGTTGCCGTTGTTTTCGATGCGGGTCGCCTGATCCCGGGCCGCTTTCTGCTGCGCCAGGAGCATCGCGCCGACCACGGTGGTCAAGAACATGCCGATGTCGTCCAAGCCCACATGACCCCACAGCACCAGTGTGACGATAGTGGCCAGCAACGCGCAGGCCAGGGCCACCAGTGGCCACGTGACGATCTTCGACCAGTCCATGCCGGCCTCCTAAGCCGCCTGCGCAAGCCGAAGCCACGACCCAGCCAGGATCACCGTGTTCTCCGCCGTCGACACGGCCTGCGCCCGCTGAAGCCGCAACGTACCGGCCGAGGTGACTGCGATACGGCCGCGGAACCACACGAACCGTGGCGATGCGATGCCCTGCCCGCCGTACGACTTCGACGTCCCCGACGCCTCACCACGCGACACGGTTTCTTCCACGTTCGTCGATGTCGTCGAGTAGCACAGGGCCGCATAGTCCAAGGTCGCGGTCGGGAACGTCCACGCCAGCTTGAGGTCCGCGGTCGTACCAGCCTGGTAGTACACCATCGATTCGAAGTCGTAGGTGACCCCGGCGGCCACCGACAGCAGCAGATCCTCGTCGTTGGCCAGCGTCGTAGTCGACGGGAACGCGGCACCGTCGGCAGTTTTGCGCACCGACACCGGCCGCAGTTCGGTGATCAGCGCCGAAAGCGTGGTCGCGGTCAGGATCTCGTTGCTAAGCGGCAAAGTTGTCCAGGCCATCGAATTCTCCTCACAAAGCCAAGTGCGGGGCGGGGTACAGCCGGATGACCGCATCGGCGGGGTGCGCCTTGCCACCGGGAATGCCGTTGACGTTGCGGGTGACGGTGCACGTCTGCGGGCTGGACGTGCCGGAGATGTCGGTGACGATGACCAGCTCGCCTTCGCACATCCACTGCATGCCGTCCTGCGCATCGACGTCGGTCAACACCGGCCCGGACAACGTGGCCACGCTCCAACTGGTCGCCGACGTGGTCACCGACGACGCCAGGGCGTGGTCACCTTCTAGCCGCCCCTGGTTCGCGTGGTCCAGCTCGAACACGATGTACGGTCCGGCAGGCACCGTGTTCCAGATGATCGACCACTGGTGACCGTCGCCGATGAACTCGGTCACGCCCTGGATCAGCAGCCCGACATTTTCCGGCGGCAGCCACGCAGGTGGGTTAGCAACGCTGAAGTAGGAGCCCAAGGTCAGGGCGGGCACCGATCCCAGCAGGGACGGCGAGGCAGCTACATCCGGGGCTGCCAGGTTCACTGTCACAGTCGAGAACCTGGCCTCATCCCAGCTGCCCAAGTGGGCCAGCCACCCAGCCAGGGGCCTGAGCTGGTCGTCGGTTTCTACGTTGACGGTCGCCGACTCTTCGTAGGTGCCGACGCTGTCGACAGACAGCGGCCCGTCTTCGACAACCACCCGGACCGACGAGCCACCGAAACGGCCGACGGTCACATCGTTGCTGGTCAGCTGATCATCTTCGGTCGGCTGGAACGGCGAGGTGATGATGCCACCGGCGTAGTCCAGCGACGGGCCGGTCTGGTTCTGGTTGTACAAGCTGACCCGGGCGCGGTAGCCCAACCCCAGCGCGTCGCGAGGCTCGTAGACGTTTCCCCGGTCGGCGTCCTCGCAGTCGTACACGTTGTCCAGGAACGTCGCCACACGCTGGGCACCCATCGCGGCGGTGTCGGCGGCGTCACCGCACAGTTCGAAGTAGATGCCCTCCTCATGGCACAGGCGGATGAGCCGGTCTGCGGCCAGTTCCCCGGCCCAGCCGTTCATCGCGGCAGTGTTGTTGATGGCGTCGGTGCTTGGACTAAACGCCGGGTCGGTGTACACGACCAGATGTCCGACGCTGGTGCCTGATTCACCGCCGTGCAGCCTGCCTCCGGTGATCACGCCCAGTGTTCCGGCGTTGGTCGAGCCGCCGGTGACGCCGCCGACTTCGGGTGTGACGGTGAACCCGAACCAGGCGGTCACATCGCCACCGTCTTGGCTGGGTGCCAGGGTGTACACGGCCCAGTGGCCGTAGAAGTCAGCTTCCGACGGTCGGCTGTTGGGACTCGACCCGTCCAGGGCGTAGTTGACCGATCCGAGGCTGGCGCCGGTTGCGTCGTACTCGTGTAGGCGGATCTCCGACGGGGAACCGGGTGCGCAGGTGATCCGCCACAGCCGCACCGGTCCGGACGCGGCCGTGAATTCGGCCAGAGTCATTTCGGCGGCGGGTTCGCTGCCGATCTTCATCGCCCACTGGTTCGCGCACTGGCCCTGGTTGGTGTAGTCGGGGATTGTGAACGACACGACGGTGCCCGCGTCAAGTGTCGCCAGCGCATCAGACCCGGCGAGGGTGTCATCGTTGGCGGGGGTGACGCCGGTACCGAACAGGATCGGGCTGCCGTTCGTGGTCGCTGAAGCGAACCTGGTGGCGTCGGAGGCGTCTTCCATCGACCAGTAGACGTGCGGAACGTAGTCGCCTGGCGAAATCCCGGCCATGGTGCGAAACAACGCCGACCGCAACGGCCTGGCCCCCGACCCGAGACGGCGCAGGATCCCGGCCACCTCCACCGGTGCGGTCACGTCAGTTTCGGCGATGTTCCACGCCGGGGCGAACGCCGAAGTTTCGCCCCAGAAACGGTAGTCGTTGGCCTCGAAATTGTCGTAGGACAGCACCGGGTCGGTGTTGGTGTTGCCGGTCTCCAGCCTCGACCGGACACCGGCGATCGTGTAGGTGGTAACGGCGGTGTCCGGCGTCGTAGTCGCCAGCGTCCAGGTGGTCGGCTCGGATTCGGTGGAAGGCTTCCACGCCTTGGTCCGCACGATCCCGTACGGCGTCTTCTGTAGCCGCACCGACCAGTTGACGCCCACGGCGTAGGTGCCTACGAGGGTTGCTGCGACAAGAACGAGGTCGACGCCGGATACCCGCTTGGAAAGCGTCAGCTCGACGTTGGAGTCGGTCTTGAGGCTCAGCTGCGCCTCGTAGAGGTTGTTGGCGTCGGTGCCGACGAAGCAGCGTGGGGTGATGGCCGCACCGGTCGCCACGGCGGAACTGTTGACCTTGACCGTCACGTCGGGCGTACCGGCGGGCAGGGTGACCGTACTGGTGCGGAACACGTTGACGCTCGTCATGGTGTGCTTGCCCTGGCCGGACCCGCCGACGCTGAAGTCCGACGCCGAACCGCCGGTGTTCGTCCACCCCTGCCCGGTGTCGCTGGTGCCCCAGGAGCTTGACTCGGTGCGGGTGAACGTGTCGCAGACCCAGCGGATGCGGTGGCGTAGCTGGGTGTTGCGGCCCAGCAGCCCGAAGTTGGCTGAATCCGCGCGCCGGTTGGAGAAGTAGGCGTCGGCGTTGTTGAACACACAATCCCCGCGCGACGGGGCAGGACGCGACGACCAGTCCCCGCGGCCCCGGGTGATCGTCAGCCCGGACGCGATACGCCGACGCGAGGTCACATCGGTCCACGTGCCGTCGATGAGGACCTCGGTGACCAGTGGCAGCAGGCTCGTGGGGAAGGCCATCAGGCACGCACCAGGCGTAGCTGACCGGTGCTGATCAGCTTCTCGATCCACGCGGTGAGGAGAGCGTCCGAACCGGTGCCGCTGGAGCGGACGTCCAGGACCAGCCGCTCGCTACCGGAACGGCCGGCCGGGGTGACCCGTTCACCGGCCTGCAAAACGGCGAGGATCTCTTGTCCGGGTGCGCCGGGAACGACGCCGCCGGTGTGGAAGGTGGGCAGGTTCGGGACGGCGATCGTGTTGCCGCCGATGCCGGGAATCCACGACGGAACCGTCCACGACAGGCTGCCGATGGTGGCGTTCCACGCCCGGGAGATGAAGTTGAACGCGGCCCGGAACGGGGCGGTGATGAAGTTTGCGACCTTGGCGAACGCCGATCCGATCCATCCGGGAATCTTTTTGATGAAGTCCCATGTGTTGGAGGCGGCCTTCTTGATCCAGTCCCAGCTGGCCCGCCACGCTTTGGAGAACCAGTCCGTCTTGGTGGCAATCAACACAATGACAGCGATCAGCGCCACGATGGCGAGGATGATCCAGGTCGTCGGGGAGGCCAGCTGCGCGATGTTCCAAGCCCACTGCGCTGCGGTGACCAAGCCCACGATCCCAACGAGCCCGGACAGGATCGGCGTCACCATCCCGATGTCGTCGGCCCACTTCTGGATATCCGGCGGGTTCGCCTCGCGCTGGGCATCGTTGAGGTTCAGCTGGGCGTCCTTGGCATCCACGGTTGCCTGCGCAGCGTCGATGGACGCCTGCGACACGTCGCGCTGCGACTGCGACAGATCCTGCTGGGCCTGCTTCAAGTCGATGGATGCCTGCTGCGCCTCCAAACTGTTCCTGCCGTGCTCCTTGACCGCCTTGTTGTAGTCGACCTGGGCCTTCTTGGCATCCAGCAACGCCTGCTGCGCGTCGATCTGGGCCTGCTGGATATCCACCGCAGCCTGCTTGCCGTCCTCCGTCGCCTGGGTCAGATCCACCTGGGCCTGCTGGACTTCGTTGAGGGCACGGGCCATCCGGGCGGCTTTCTGCGCCCCGGCCTGCTGGATCTGGGCCAACGCCGACACCGCAGCACCGGCGTTGTCAATCGCTGTCGAAGCACCTTGAACAGCCGAACCGAGCTTGCCGACCCGATCCACGTATGCGTCGGTGGACTTCGACGCCTTCATCATGTCGCCGGAAGCCGACGTGGCAGCCTTCCCGGCACCGGCGATCGAAGCCTGGGCCTTCGTCGACTCTTTCGCCAGTTGCTTCGCGTCGCCTGCGAACGTGAGCGTGACAACGTTAGCCATCAGGTCACATCCATCCCGGCGTCTTCAGCAACCTTCGTCAGCGCCTGCGCGAGGACGGTCTCAAACTCATCGCGGCTGCGGCGGAACTCCGGATACAAATACCGGCCTTCCTTGATGAACGGGCGTACCACCGACCGGTTCCTGCCGACCCGGCCCCCGAAGTCCAACCACGGGTAGTACGGCGCCTTGCGGCCACCGATGGCAATCCGGACAGCGGTACGCGTAGACCGGGCGGTGAGACTGTTGGCCGCGTTGCCGCTACGTCGGGGGATGAGCGGACGCACCCGGCCAATCAGGAACTCGGCGGCGTCGTTAGCAGCGAGCCGCAGCCCCTTGGGGGCGTTGGCGTCCAACGTCTTGAGGGCCCTGCCGAATTCTCGGAGGCCCACGACGCGGATCGGCTCACTTGCCACGACTCCTGTACTCCATCTCCAGGTTGTCCTTCTGCCGCCGGTAGTAGGCAACCCAGTACACGAACTCCCACGCCGCCACGGTTTCGCGAAGCTCCGTCACTGTCCGCCCCAGCTTCTCGGCGAGGAAGAACTCAAACTCCAGCGTCGGGTTCTTCGCCAGGTCCAGCCACGCCGCTTTTGGCGGCACCCTCAGCCAGGCCCGACAGTTCCCGCAGCTTCTCCGTCACCGGGCCCAGCTCCCCCGCAGGGGACACCTTCTGCCACTGCTCCACGTCGTCTACCGACAGCTGCGGGTCAACCATCGCGTAGGAGATCATGCGTCGTTCGACCAGAGCCGGGTCCTCAGTGCCTTTGCCCGCAAGGTGAAGCTCATACCGGGACAGGCCCCGAAGGGTCACCGTCCCGACGCCGGGGATCTCCACCTCTTCGCTGGGGAGCCGGGCAGCCAGCAGTGCGCTCTTGTCCACCGGTTTCCCCTTACGCCGACTGGGCAGTGGAGTTGACGTCGCCGGACACCTGGCCAGCCATCGTCCACGACACCAGGCCGTCGAACGGGTTCGTCTCCACGTAGCTGTTGACCACGAGGTTGAACACGTCCTGCGGCAGGCTCGAACCGGTGCCTTCAGGCTGCCGAGTCACCGACACAGTTGTTCCGAGCAGTGGTTCGATGACTGCGCGGGGACCCGTCATAGCTGTGGTGTCGTAGTGCCCACCGCACGTGAACGTCCCGTCCAGCAGGCCACCGACGTAGGTGCGGGCGTCCAGGCCGTAGCCGGTCGAGTCGTGGTGATCGGCGGTCCGGTTCAACTCCGATGTGGTGCAGTAGGCGGAGATGTCATTGGAGGCCAGTTTGATCACCGTCTCCTTGCCGTGAGACCTAGCCATTTCTCATTCTCCTGATCCGTAAATGTCCACAGTGAACTCAGCCGCCAGATATTCGATGTCGGAGATCCTTACGGATGTGACCCGGCCATCGGTTACCACCGCCACGTCACATTCGGTGTACGTGCCGCCGTCGATCGCGGCCTTGACCGACGTGCTTCCAGAACCGGCCAGATAGGGGCCCAGGGCCGCCCTGGCAGCCCTATCCGTGTTCGTCGAGACAACAACCCACACCGGGAACTTCAAGATGTCCAAGCCCCGCTGATACGACTGCTGATAGTCGATCTCTGGGTATCCGACGAGGGCAGCTGGCGGAGTCACAGAGTCTGGTGGATAGGCAAACGTGCGGCCCTGCAAAGAGCCGATAGTCCGCAACGCTGTCGCCATTTCGTCCATGACGGCTTCTATGTCCATCAGGCACCCGCCCACCAGCGCACGTAAGGACCCAGTGACACAGCAACGTCAGGGTCCAGCTTGGCCAACAGCCGAAGCTCCGAACCCATATCCGGGGAACCAGCGACACCGAACGGGCTACGCCGCCGGGCGAACAGCCGGGACGCCTGCAAGTAGGTAGCCTGCTGCACCGCCACCGGGACCGAGGTCCAGCCCCAGATCGCAGTGACAGCAACCTCATCACGGGCACCAGTAGGCATCGTGGCAGAGGTCGGCTTCACCACCAGTTCAGTCCACGGCCTGGACACGGCCGCCCCGTTACGGGGCTCCAATGTGTACTCGTCGATGATGCCGACGGTGACACCGTCTTCGTCCTGAATCTCGGCGACGAAGTTCGTCGTGGTCATCAGGTCGTCGATCGCGACTACCCACCGGCACCGGCGACGGTCCCAGAAGGCGGTGTAGAGCCGTTCCTCGGCTGCTGCAACCTTGCCGAACTGGCGGTTGCAGAACTTGTCGATGGAACGGGAGGCAGCAGTGACCGCCGGAGCGAGGACGGTGTCATCCGCCGTATCCGCCGGGTTCGTGATGTTGATGAACGGCTTCAGTTCAGCAACGGTGATGTAGTCCGGAGCCCAGGCCACTGCTGCCCCCCTTCGTCTGCTAGAGGTTGCTCGGGATAGCGAGGACGGTGCAGTGACACACGAACGTGTCGTTGGCGCCGTTGGACGTGACCCGGAACCGAAGCCACGGGCGGCCGTTCTGCACCTTGACCGAAACCTGGGTGAACCCGTCGCCGGTCGTCAGCGCCAATGTGCCCGACGTGACAGCTGTCGCCGGGGTGCCGATCGAACCGGCGTTGTCGTCGGCGTCCTGGACCACGAAGGTCAGGTTGTCCGTCGTGCCCGCCGTGGAGGCGGTCATGATGGCCAGAATTCGGTCACCGTGCTTGTAGGTCGCGTTGGACTTGAGGCTGATGTCGTCCGGGGTGCCGAAGTCAAACGAGGTTGTCGTTGCCGTGGCGATGGTTACCTTGGCCGTGCCGAGCACACGTGCGCCCGACATGACCCACCGGTGTTCCGTGCTCATGTCTCAGCTCCCGATCACGTGTTGTTCGCGAGGATCTTGTACGCGACCCGGTTCTGGATGTTGCCGTCGGCCCGCTCCCAGGCGGTGTACTGAACTTCGCCGTTCGCGGCCCGGCCGTACGGGTCCACGACCACGACCAGGTTCGACACACGGCGGATCACGTACGCCTCGCGGAAGTCGCCGTACAGGACTGGGAACGTGTCCCCGGCGGAGCTGTAGTCGGCCATGCCCTCGTCGGTGACAACCTCGTGACCGAGCAGCATCTTCGTCGGCAGACCAGCGATACCGGCCGTGGAGTCCTGCACAATCGGACGGCCGTTGGTGTCAACGATCAAGCGGACCTTGCCCCAGACCGTCTTGGACATCAGCCACTTGGCGTTGGCGTCGTACGCCTCGTCCAGGGCCAGCTGAACGTCAACCAGATCCTTGTACGCGAGCGTGTCCGGGGTGTCGAACTCGACATCCGCCGTCAGCGAAGTCGCCGCAACACCCAGCGGCTCACCCGAACCCGTGCCGGTGATCCAGTGGGCGGCCTGCGCCCGAGCGATACGCTCGCCGAGCTTGCGAGCCACCAGGCCCGCGATGTCGAATGCGGAGTCCTGCAACAGCTCGAACGGCACCCGCAGCGGCAGGTTCGACCCTGCACCGGTGCTCGTGTACTTGTAGGCGCCCAGCGTCACGGTGCCGAACACCAGGTCGTTGCCGGACGTGATGGCCGCGCTCTCGGCGGTGATCCCACCGACGTTGGCGGTGTCGTCGATCGACGGGTACTCGATCGGGTTTCCCTCGGCAGTGGTGAACGTCTCAGCCTCCGCCGCGAAGCCGCCGAAGCGCTTCTGAACGTCGACCAGCTTCTGGCGGAAGCCGTCCGGGACGGTGTAGCCACCGGCCGATGGGGTGCCTTCGCTCTGGGCGTTGGTGACCCGCAGGCCACTGATGTCAGCGTTCGGCTGACCGGTACGCAGATACGCCTCGAATGCCTTGTCCAGGCCCTTGTCCGGCTTTGCCGGTGCGGCGTACAGACCAGCGTTGACCGGCATCGTGTACGCGTTCTGGCGAGCCCGGATCTCGGTGGCCTTGCGAACGCTGTCCAGTTCCTTCTCCAGTGCCTCGTACCGACCGACCTCTTCGTCGGTGAATGACCGGCCCTCGGCAGAGTCGACAATGGCCTGAAGTTCAGCCATGCAGTCGTCAATCGTCTTCACTTGTTGTTCCCCCCTCCGAGGGTTCGGGCACGTGCCCTGATGAGCTGGCTACGCCGGTCTTCCGGTGCAGCTTGGGTGTCGTTGGCAACCCGGTCAGCAAGCCCCGCCTTGACGGCGTCGGCCGCGCTGTACCAGGTCTCTGCGCGCATCGCGTCACGCCACTTGGCGACGGAGCCGCCTGCCCGGTCGGTGTAGATCTCGGCGATCGTGTCGGACAGTTCGTCAAGGAGGTCGGCCATCTGGCGCATGTCTTTGGCGTTGCCGAGGACCAGGCCACCCGCGTCATGGATCATCATCTTGGCGGGCTTCTCCATGACCACCTCGTCACCGGCCATGGCCACAAACGAGGCAGCCGACGCGGCGATCCCGTCCACATAGGAGGTCACCTTGGCGGCGTGGTTGCGCAGCGCCGAGTAGATGGCCACACCGTCGAAGACGAGGCCGCCGGGGCTATTGATGTGCAAGTCGATGCTTTTCGCGGTAACCGTGCGAAGGTTCTGGACAAAGTCGTTGGCCGACACGCCGTCCCAGTCGTCGATCGGCCCATAGATAAAGATCTCGGCCCGGTCGGTGGCGTTGTCGATGCGATACCAGTCACCGTGGGGCTGCGGCGCGCGGACCAAGGCGCGGCCACGGGCAGCCAGGGCGGTGAGCTTGTCGAGGTTCATGCCGGTACCGCCTCAAGCTGGGGTGCCGGTGCGGACTGGCCTCGCAGCTCGTCCCCGCCTTCGATCGGGTCCATGTTGCGGATGCGGCGCATCTCGTTGACGGTCATCACTCCGGCCTGGACCTGCTGGAGCAGCAGCGGAATCTCCACCTCGGGGGAAGGCTTCAGGAAGCCCGCGTAGTCGAACTCAACGAACCGGGGTGCGGGCAGCAGCCGGGACAGGCGCTGCTCGATGCGGGACGTCCAGCCGGTCAAGGTGTACTGGGCCAGGCCCCGGTTCTGTACCTCAACGCCGGTGCCCCAGGAGGTCTGCTTTTCGGTCTGCATCAACAGGTGCGGGGGGACGCCGAGCCAGCGGGCGATCTCCTCAACCTGGAACGCGCGGCTCTGCATGAACTGGGCGTCTTCCATGGACATCGACCACGGGGTGAACTTCAGCTTCCGGTTGATGACAGCGATCTCGCCCGCGTTTTCCCAACCGGCTGTCTTC